CGAAACGCGGTTTGTCATTTGCAAGCGCGGTGATGTTATCGAGCTTGATGACGAAAAGGCGGAGAAGGCGATAAAGAATGGAATCGTGGCACCGGCTGGACAGTATGACAAAGTAACGAAGCACGCAGAATACGGAGCATATCGAGATGCCGAGAGCGGGACTAAAGAACCGGATTCTGTATCTACAGAGGCCGACACGAACGATTAGCACAACCAGCGGCGAACCGGTTGAATCGTGGACTAACGTTAGCCTCGTGTATGCGGAAGTAATCCCGGCATCTGGTAGCGAGACAGTTGAAGATGGACAGAACAGCGCGAAGATGGAGTATAAGGTGCGCGTCAATTATCGGCCCGACATTACGACAGAACGCCGATTCCTGATTGACGGGTTCCCAGGCCAACTCAACGGCGCGATTACGACAGAGACAACGATTGCAGTGGATGATTCCACCTTTGCGCAGTTCAAGCAAACGCGGCGGCTGCGGGCGTTGAAGATAGACGATGAAATGATGACGGTGACGGGCATAAGTTCAAACAACCTGACGGTAAGCCGTGGGGCGTTTGGTACGACGATAGCGAATCACGCGGACAATTCCAAAGTGATTCTGTTCCGACAGTTGAATATCGAAAGTGTGTACGACCCGACCGGGCGCAGGCAGGACTTGATGTGTGACTGCGTAGAGGTGGCGTGATATGGCGCAGTTAGTTGGCTTCACTTTTAAAGGCGGCAAGGAAATGATTCGCTCGCTAGAAAGAATGGAACACAAGACGCGGCGTAACGTGGTAACACGAGCATCTCGCAAAGCACTAAATCCATTCAGAGCTAAACTGCAACAGAGCATACGTTCGCAGTTGCTTACGATGAATGCCACATCTCGTGCGCTTTATGCAAAACAGATATACCTATCTTTCAAAGTAGAGCGCGGGAATATCCTTGCTGGTAGTATCAAGACGCGCAACAAGGTTATAGCCAAAGAGGGACGCAAGACTAAGTATTCATCTTTGGCACATATCTTTGAGGGTGGCGCAAAGCCACATAAGATATACCAACCGAAACTTAGGCGAACGATAAAGCACCCCGGCATTAAGGCGACCCCGATTTGGTCAAGCGAGTTTGACGATAATGCATCGCAGATAGTTGCCATATTTGGAAAAGCGATGTTTGACGAAATAGCTAAAGAATGGAACAAAGGCAAGTAAATGGCATTCCTTCATCCAGAGCACGCAATCCGCAAACTGATACGCGATAGTGCTGCGGTAGTGGCGGCGAACAACACGGAAAATACCGTGTGCTCGATTGACGCTGTGCCGCGTGAAGTCACGATGCCTTTCGTGACCTACCAGCGGATACAGGCCAGCACAGAGCACCATATGGGCGGCGTGACGGCTAGTAACCTGATGATGGGTACTACAGAGGTTAGCGCGTTTGCAGAGACCTATGACGCGGCTGTAACGCTTGTAGACGCCATACGCGCCACGCTAGATGGCGCAGAGTCGGTAACAGTGACAATAGGCGGCAACTCTACCACTTTCGATAGATTGCACTTGAACCGCGAAGATGTAGACGTTACAGACGCTAAGGATGCCAGCGATAGCCGCGTGGTAACTATAACGCAAGAGTACGAGTGGTCTTGTAGACCATAACATAAGGAGGCCCACACATGGCGGGTACAGCGACAGACGGAACCGGAGCAACCGTTACCTTTGGTACTTCCAGCTTTACTGCTGAGTTGCTTGATATTGATTGGAGCGGGAGAGTCCGTGACGCGCTGAAGAGCACGCATATGGGTACGACCGGCTCTCACACCTACATCCCTGCCGACCTTGTGGACGGCGGAGAAGTAAGCATGACGTTCCACTTCAATTGCACCGATGCCACGGCTACCCTTTTGGGTGCAGCTGCTGAAACGGTGACGATTGCGTGGGCATCTGCTCGCTCGTGGGCCGCGTCCATGTTCTGCACTGAGATTGGCGCATCTGCCAAGATTGGTGAAGTCATGACGCAGACCGTTAAGTTCAAAGTTTCTGGAGCCATCACAGAGGACACCACCGCATAATGAAAGACCTACGCGCCGAAATTCTTGCGAAAGACGATAGGCAGTTTGAGGTTGTAAGCGTTCCCGAGTGGGGTGTTGACTTGCGAGTCTACACCATGACGACCCGTGATAAGACGCGCATTGAAAAGTCGTTCATGCAGGCCGATGGTATATCGGATAATCTGTATGCCCAGATTGTGCAAATGTGCGTTTGTGATGATGACGGTATCCGACTGTTTACAGAAAAGGATATTGAATCGTTGCAGGATAAGTCTGCGCCTGCAATCAATCGGCTTGCCAAGGTTGCGATGCGACTTAGCAAGCTGACGGAATCAGACGAGGCACTAGCGGAAAAAAACTAAACGATGACCCTAGATGGTTGGCAAAGCATAGGCTTGCGTTGGCACTAGGGAAAACACTTGAAGAGATAGAGAATATGCCTGCCGATGAGTTCGCTGATTGGCAGGCATATTTTCAAGTTGAGCCGTTTGGTGTTCACGGTATGGAGATACTCATGGCGCAGTTGTGCCAAGCGGTGATAGCCACGAGCGGCACAACGCCACGCAGCATGGCGGAGTATATGCCTTTTGTCGAGCACCGTGCGCAACTTATGGGCGCGAAGATTCTATCCGGCGAAGAGTTGTACAAGAAAGCGGTTGACGGACTTTCAAGCGCAAGTATGAGGATTGTAAGCAATGGCTGATAAGAGAACACTTACAGTATCCATGCGGGCGGAAGTTGCGCATCTTCGCAAAGGTATCAACGAGTCGGTCGGTCTGCTTAAGGGGTTGCAGAAAAGTTCACTCGCTACGGCTAATGTGCTCAAGGGCGCATTTGCCGCTGGGGCTACCATCTTCGCGCTGAATCAATTACAAAGCGGCGTGAGGGCTGTGGTAAATGAGTTCAACGAAACCGCCAAGATGATAGAAGATACAAAGCACCTAGCGGATGCTATCGGTGCGACCACGGAAGAAATCCAAGTCTTGCAGCGGGCGGCGGCGTTGGCTGAGGTTGACATGGATATGCTAGGCCGCAACGTCAAGATGCTCACAAAGAATCTTGGCAATGCGTCGATGGGCAAGGGACCGGCTGCGGAGATGTTGGAGCAGTTAGGTCTTAATGCACAGAAGCTGATACAGATGCCGCTTACTGAGCAGTTGACTGTTATTGGCGACCGTATGCAGGCGTTAGGCTCCAGTGCGCAGCGCGTGGCAGTTGCAACCGCACTATTCGGCAAGTCCGGCACGGATATGATTCCCTTCCTAATGCAGAGTTCTGACGGTTTGCGAGAGTTGCAGTCTGAGATGGTTGCGACCGGTGAAGTATTCAGCGCTACCGATGCCGCAATGGTTGATGAGATGGGCGATTCTGTGACTATGGCATGGGGGGTGTGGAACGCATTTAAGAATCAGCTTGTGATTCAGGTAGCCCCGGCGATCAAGTACCTTGCTGACCTGACCCGCGATTGGGCGCAGACCGGTAATAACGCGGTGCGCACTATGGTATCTGATGGGCTTGTGCGGTTTGTTGACAGCATCGCATATGTGATCGATTCTGTTACTAAGCTGCAATCCGTTTGGTATGGATTAAAGGCATCTGTATTGCTTATTGCTACCAGTCTGACATGGGCATGGAAAGCATTTGGCAGTGGATTCAATCTGATAATGACCGGCGTTCAGGAAACATTCTTCCGTGTACTGAAAGCTATCGCTAGCGGCATCGATATGTTGACGGCTGGTGTGTCTAAACTGGCAGGCATGGTTCCAGGCGCGCCCGCAATGAGTAGCACTAATTTTGGTGACACAATGCAAGGGTACGTTGACCAGTCTGTAGCCATGCGAAATAAGGCATGGGAAGAATTGGGGGCGGGTAATGACCCGTTCTTGCAGTCCCTAGCCAAAGACAGCGCAGATGCTTTACAGAAAGCTACAGAGCTTTGGGCGAGCAAGTCCACGCTTGGCGATGCTTTCAAGTCTAAGGCGATGGAGGTTTTGGGTACACAGATGGACCCAGAAATGAAAGCGTTCTATGACGATAGTTTGGATATCCTTCCAGACCTTCAAAAAGAAAAGGAAGTCCGAGACGGCATCGCGGACACCATGAAAGAGACCGCCGACTACGCCAAGGAAATCAAAGACTTTGGCGAGGGAACGAGCTACCGGACTGGCGAGTATTCCCCGCGTGTAGGTGGCGTGTTTGGCGGCAATGGTGGCGGTGCGATGAACAACGCGGTAGGCATGTCTGCGGCGGGCACTACGGCGACTAGCAGCGGCAACACTAGGACCGGCGCGGATAACAGCATTCCCTTGTTACAGGGCATCCTAGACGCAACCAGAATGACGGCAATGAATACGCAACGCTCACAAGTAGCGGTGTTAGGGTAAATCATGGCAGTTGAAGTAATCATAGACGCGAAGTCTAGCGGCGGTCGGTTTGTCGAGGAATCCGGCGCGGCTACGGAATTCCAGCGCACACTGATGGTAACCGGATTGACGGCTGGCAGTGGCACACCTTTAGCGGCACGAGTTGCGGAGGCGCGCACTGCGGTCAACGCGGCGGGATTCACGCACGGTGCCACGACCACGCTTGATAGTAATCTCCGCGTTGCGTCTCAAGAGTATTCGACGATTGAGAACGACAATAGCAAGTTGATGTGTACCGTCACGTATAAGGCGGTGAAGGACACTATCCCGCCCGTTGGCACATGGGTTCCGGTATTGTCTGGCACACTGAACCAAATTCAGACCGCTAAAGATGTGAGCGGATTTCCGATTACCGTTAGCCATACATTCCCGAATGATGACCCAAACTGGTTTGGTCAGACTGTCACGCAAGGCGCGAAGGTGAACCAATTCCGCCCGCTAGTCGAGATTACCTATCGCGGGTTGATGGAACCTGCCAGCATGTTCAACGCCATTATCAAGTACCTCGGCAAGACCAATAGCGCGACATGGCTTTACGGCGCGCCTGGCCGATGGCTGTGTACCGGATTCACGGCGGAGCGGCACGATTCCGCAGCCAATCCCGATAAGTGGTTGTGCGAGGTTACATTCCAAGCGGACGGGTTCCGGTGGACACAGACGGCGGTATTCGTTGACCCTGCCACCGGCAAAGAACCGGAGAATCTAGTCAACGGTGTAGGCATCAAGGAAATCGTCACACAATACGGCGTTGACTTCAACGAATTGATTCCTAGCAACTAATGGCAATCGGATCATCATATAAGCCACCACGCAAGGGGCAGGCACTTACCGCCAAGGGATTAGACTCCAACATCGTCAAAGGCCCACAACGCGGCATGGCGGTTAGTGGCAATGCTGACCTGCGCCGATTCCAAGATGGGTTGTCGGTTGACTTGCCAGATAGCGGCGGGGTTGCGGGCGCGTCGAATTACATTCGATGGGCGCAGATTGAAAGCGTTAGTGAAGACTACCTGACGTGCAAGCAATTCGACGTTAGGGCGGGTACCACTACGGGCCAATCGTTTGCGGTTGCCAAGCCGTGGCTATTAATGCAGTCACCATTCAATGGGCAAGCAATTACCTACATTGACGGCGACACGATTACCTATACGAAAGACGCGACCGACCCTGAGTACAAGCGTAATCATAATGACGGCGTGACTAGTGCGGACTTTATCGTTACTCCCAATTGGTACGTTGGGGAGCGTATTATGATTATCAAAGCCGGAGCCTATGCGAATAGCACCTTCTACAGTTGGGTGGAATTGGCATTAGGTCGGTATTGGGCGCAAACGTCATGACGCTGCAAGGCTTTTCATCGCGTTCCAAGCAGGGGCTTTATCGGTCGTTGCAGGCGTTTGGTCAAGGCACACCGCCGTCTAGGCTGCTTTACGGCTTAACGGTTGGTAACGATGTTGTCTACGT